GGCCTTGTTGACATTGACAAGCTGAATTTTTACCCAAAGGGTTACACGGTAAAACCGCAACCGTTGAAGGAGTTGACAGCATGATTTTGAGAACGAAAGCCGGCGAAACCGTAACGGTTGCAAAAAATGGCCTGTTGCATTTTCTGGGAGTGAAAAAAGGGTTTGAGGGCGTTCAAAAGGTGGCCGGGGACGTGGAACTAATCGCCGCCGTGCCTTTCGCCTTGACCGAACCTACCGAAGCCGAAAAAGGCTTTGCATGGACGCTTTCGACATACGACCTTGACCGGCACGGCGAACGCATAGACCCGATGGGCTGGGAATATGAAAGCTATATGCAAAATCCTGTGGTGGAATGGGCGCACAGGTACGACATACCGGCGATTGGCAAGATTGAGGGGTTGGCGATTGACGGTCAGGGCTTGCATGGAATTGTGAAGTTCAACGAAAAAGACTTTGACCCCTTCGGCTGGTCGATTGGGGAAAGAGTGAAAGCCGGTGTTATTCGCGCCGGGTCGGTTGGATTTCGTGTTATCGAAATAGAGATACCGCCGGCAAGGGACGGGGACGAAACCGCCCTTATTTTCCGCAAGCAAGAATTACTTGAGTTTTCGATTTGCAACGTGCCGGCCAACCCATACGCCTTGGCGAAAATGGCGGGGGGCGAAAAACAAGACACTTTCAAGGATTTGGGGTTTCCCACATTTTGGGGAAATATCATCAACAGGAATACAGGAGCGTAAAAGATGGATGAGCTTATGAAGGCAATCAAAAAGAAACTTGCCGACATGAAGAAGATTGAGGAGTGCGGCTTTACCGACCCGGCAAAGGCCGCCGAGTATTTCCGCGACAAGGAAATACTTCTTGAGGAAATGGCGAAAGCCCTTGAGACCGTAACCGGAAACCAGTCAACGCTAATCGCGGCATTGGAGGGGACTGTAAAAGGCTTGCGGGACGAGCTAAAGACGCAAGCCAAGCACCCCAAGGAGTTGACCCGGCGGGAGTTGCTTTTTAACCTTGGCAAGGGGATAGCCGCGGCGTGGGCTGGCAATCACAAGACGCTTGCGGAACTGGCCTTTAGCCCGAACCTTAAAGCCGACAACTGGACAAACCCGCGGGATGTTAGCTGGGAGGATAAAGGCTGGAAAGTTAAAGCCCCGTTGGGAACGCCTATGGGGAACATGGCGACCAACGACCAGTATTTGATAAACCCGATTTATGAAACCGAACTTATGCAGGACGCGGCGAAAAAGTCCGTTATGATGCCACTGGTTCGCCATCGCCCAATGATGGGGCCAAGCGTATTCTTGCCCACCCGCGAACGTGGCGGGGTCGAATTGCACTGGCTGACCGCCTACGGCCAGCAGATAAAGGGCAGTAAGCCAAAAGGCGCGGAACGTGTGGAGCTTAAAGCCTACACGCTGGCCGGCTATATCCCTTGGTTTGACGAGTTCGAAGAGGACGTATTTGTTGACCTTGGGGCAATGTTCGTTGACGAGTTTGTGGAGGTTTACGGACAGGAGTTCGACCGCCAGTGTTTGCTTGCCGATGACGACCCTTTCATCGGGGCGATGAACGCGGAGGGCGCGATTGAAGTGCCGATTACCGGCGCGACAATAAACGATTTGACTTGGAAAGACTTTCGGGACGCTGTGTATAAGGTACCCGCGGAGGAACGCAAAGATTGCTGTTGGTTCCTCAACGAAACGGTGCTTAACCATATAGCCAACATAGAGGACACAGCCGGCCGGCCTATCTGGAGAAGGCCGACCGATGCAATGCCCGGCAAACTCGACCTTTACCCCTACCACGAAGTTTCGATATTGCCGCAGATTGCGGACATAAAGGCAGACCAGCCTTTCGCTGTTTTCATGAATCCTCGCCGAATACAGCACGGCGACCGGAAGGGCGTGGAAATCAAGCGGTTCGACCAGACGACCGAAAGCATGGAGTATGGGGAACTTTTCTTGAGGTTCAGAAAGCGGGACGGTTTTCTTGTTACAAGACCGAAAGGAAACATCGTCATACTAAAAACCAAGGCGTAAAAAGTGCTGACATTGGGAAGTCTGTTTGACGGTATCGGCGGTTTCCCGCTCGCGGCTTTGCGGGTGGGAATAAAGCCGGTATGGGCAAGCGAAATCGAAGAAGTGCCAATGAGCATAACGAAAAGGCACATTCTGGAAATGCGGCACTTGGGCGATATAACGAAAATCTGCGGCAGGGAAATAGAGCCGGTGGACATTGTTACATTCGGCTCGCCCTGCCAAGATTTGAGCGTCGCGGGCAAAAGAGCCGGACTTGGCGGCGGGCGTTCCGGCCTGTTTCTTGAGGCCGTGCGGATTATTAAAGAAATGATGGAGGCGACCGGTGGGGCATACCCAACTTTCGCTGTTTGGGAAAACGTACCCGGAGCCTTTACCAGCAACAAAGGCGAGGACTTCCGCACCGTCGCGGAGGAAATCGCCCGCGTTGCCCAGCCGGGATTTTCTGTTGCTAGACCTAAGAAGTGGCCTAACGCCGGGGCGGTCGTGGGAAAAAGCCAATCGCTGGCTTGGCGCGTCTTGGATGCCCGATACTGGGGAGTGCCCCAGCGTCGCCGTAGAATCTTTCTTGTCGCGGATTTTGCTGGCGAACGCGCCGGCGAGATACTTTTTAAGCCCGAAAGCCTGTGTCGGGATACTGCGGCGGGCGGCAGGACGTGGGAAGGTGCTTCCGCTTATGTTACGGCTGGCACTGGAGGAGCGGGCGGGGGTCAAGACTTACACGGCCTGATTGTCCTGAACGACCAAGGCGGCGACAGCATCAATGTGGAGAAGGCCGATATTGCGCCCACATTGCGGGCTGAAACACACGGCAATCTGCCGGTCGTCTGCACCTATACGGCCACAAGCTTTGGGCAGTATGCGGAAGGGGTAGGAACGCTAAAGGCGAATGGCGGCGACTTGGGCGGTGGCAGTGAAACGATTGTCGCTTATCTGGCGCGAAGTTTTGGATTGCGCAGATTAACGCCCACGGAATGCGAACGGATACAGGGTTTCCCCGACGATTGGACGGCTTGGGGGCATGACGGCAAGAAAATTTTCGACACGCAACGCTACAAGGCTTTGGGGAACAGCGTCGCGGTGCCTTGTGTTGAATATGTTCTTTCCGGCATTGCCGCCATCGAATAACCGCCAATCGATGTTATTTGAAATTCTAAGGGTAGGGAAAACATTTTATAAGGGATGCATGATGCTAGTGTATCCCTGCTTTTATTTTTGTTCTTAGGTCATGGCTTGCAATGGGAATATTCCATGTCAAGCCTTCGTGTAATACATTGCAGTACACATTGACCAATGAAGTGATCGAGCTTGCCTTTTGGTTTTGTTCGTTTGGAAATTTGTCAAAGGCGGCCACAATTTCGCCAATGTCGTACTTTATTGTTTTTTCATCGGAATTATATTCTTGTTTCAAGTATTCATTTTTTAGAGATATGTTTTCATAATGATATTTTGGGCTGGCAAAATCTACTGGTAGGCAAAATGCTGGCTCAATTTCCAGTGTCATTATAGTTCGCTCGCTGTTTGCGGCTAGCGAGTTTTCATTTATAAGATACATACCGGATGAAAGGGCGATAACATATTCCTCGTCATCGAGTAATGGGCATTCGGTTTTTGAGATGTCGTTTAGTATGGATTTTATTCTAAAGCCGTACTGGTGGCTTTCTTGGACAAACGGAAAGAAAACAAGCCCTGATTCTTTTACACGGTCTAAGCTATTCCCTTAATAAATGTTGGGTCGGTGGCATTAATGCGTATTCATTCGTAACATCAAATGCAAGTATGGAGATTTCCTCTGTTTCTTTGGGAATGTGGGTAAATGTGATAAGTATGCCGCCTGCCATGCTGTCAAGCTCGACCGTTGTATGTTCTGGGTTTGTTGCCATATTAAATAGAATATAGTTATATAGTGATGGGAGGTCAAGGAAAATGGAAGCAGGTTGAAGTTGACGTATGAAATACCAAGGGCATAAGTTTATTGCAATGTGAACCAATGGCTGTTAAACATAATAACTAAATTTTACTATATTCTACACCAATTTTGGTTATAGAATATAATTTTGATGATATAGGCTCACATATACTATAATCATCATAACTGCACCCAAATATGGCATAATTTTTACCGTTATCATTTAGAGAGCTTTCATATAACAAACCATCAAATGCTTCTGAAAGTTTAATAAACTCCGAAATACATTGAGTTATCAAATATTCATTATTAAAACTTGTCTCATACGGTTTAGAATACAAATTTGCAATATATTTATACCAGTTGGGAATTTTTTCAAAATAATCTGGTAATGTTACTTTAGACCAAATGTCAGGTAAATAAAAATTAAATAGTTTCAACGGTCGTTTTAGTTTTATTTCTGCTACACTCACATTAGAACCTTTGTATGGACGCATTTCAGAAACTGCGGTTATTTCAGAATCAGATGCATATAAACAAGGGATAACAGAACTATTTGCTCTACCTTGTGTTGCTAAATGCGCTGGTGGTATAAAAGAATCTTGTTTGCTAAACCCATAAAATTGTTCTATTGTGTCGCAAGAAATATCTATTCTTGAATTTATCTCTTCAAGTTCAGCCTCATTTACACGCCTTGCACGATACAATAAATTATCAGTATTAAGCTTTACAGTGAAAAAACTGAAATGATTTTTAAGTATTTCAAAAAATTCATGTTGGCAAAAAAAACGTCGTTCAGTTTGCAATTGATTAAGAAAATCTATAAATATGATTGTTTCTTTTGAATTACATTCATTTAGGCTATCTGCTATATACTTTAAATTTTTGTTAAATAGCCTAAAATAATCACCAAGGACATTATAATTTATACCCATTTGCTATTACCTGTTGTAATTATACTATACTGTACCAATAATGCTGAAACGATAGCCGACTCGCTCATGTTCTTCTCAAACCCATATAGCCCCATAACTGCATTATCTAGTGCGGTATGGGCTTTTTTCAAAACTGGCGGCATAGATAATCGGTCGTAGAGGTCGGCGAGATTACTATCTTTAAACATGCATCTTGCATCAAGAACTGCTTGTGCTAAAGTTGCTAATTCCGCCTCTTGAATACTGGACACATTAGGCCAAGGGAAATTGTTGTAGACGATATCCTTTGAATAACGATAATCGCTTTTAAGTCGTCCGCAAACGGTTCTCATCCATGCCATATGTACGCTAGAGGTCAGAATGCCAAAATGGTAAAGTGTGGCATAGGGGATAACCAGAACAAGGTTAGTTGCTATGGTATTATTATCCAAGAAACCAATCGGAATATAATTTCTTCGTTCAGATGAAACAGAAGGTATTACTATAAAAGTTTCGGGATTTTTAGTTTCCCGAAACAACATTGGTGTATCGGCAAGCTTGCGCGTTCCCGAATCTGGACTGGCAAGTCGCATTTTTCGACACTTTTCTATGCGTTCCAACACAAGCGGCATTTTTCTCAATTCTGCGGGTGAAACACTTGGAAGCCATAAACAATACCGATCTAACCCATTGATAAACTCAACTGCGCCAACTAGTTTCTTAATGTATTTTTTCGCCAATGGTTCTCTTGATATAAAACTCTCGTAATCATTAGCTTCAATAATTAAGTTACCGCCATCAGTCGGTTGATTGCCTTTTTCCATAGCTGGAACGGCGCATATTGGTCTGCTCCTGCTTTCAATAAATATGGTGGAACCTTCAAACAGGTAAGGATTAATATTTGGAATTGTTTCTATATAGCTGAAGCCAATTATGACGCAATGGACTGCGGCATTTCCTTTCGCTTCATTGCTCCATTTAAAAGTCGGTATGCCAAAATTAATAAAAACCCCTTGCTCAATCAACGGCTTCCATAAGAGAGCGACCTGTTCGCCTTGTGAAATAGAATTTGTTGAAACAAGGGCACTTTTGATTTGGGTGCCGCTCATGTAAATGCTGGCTTTTACATACCATGCCGCAACATAGTCCATCCTCTTGTTATGTGGAAAAAAAGGAGCTAAATCTTCACGCTGTAATGGAGATAGATTATTATTCCCTATAAACGGAGGATTCCCCAAGATATAACTCAATTCTGCATTCGGAACAACGCTTTCCCAATCAATCCGCAAAGCGTTACCATGCACAATAGTCGCGCTCTGTCGCAATGGCAACCGGGCGAAATACTGTCCGAAAGCGTCCGAAACAGCCAAGTTCATTAGGTGGTCGATTAGCCACATTCCAACCTTCGCGATTTCACAGGGGAAACTTTCATACTCGATGCCATAGAACTGCTCGACACTTACTTTTAGAAGGGGCGTAATGTCAAGCAATCTCTGCCCGCTAGTTACCTTCATTTTGAGGACTTCAATCTCCAGAAGTCTAAGCTCGCGGTATGTGATAATCAAAAAGTTGCCGCAACCACAGGCGGGGTCTAGGAACTTCAAACCGGCTATCTTGTTATGAAAATGGTCAAGGGCGGCCGGGTCTGCCTTTACCTTGTTAAACTCCGTATACAGTTCATCCATGAATAGCGGGTTTATCAGCTTGAGAATGTTCTCCTCGCTTGTATAGTGCGCCCCTAGCTCCCGCCTTTGTTTGGTGTCCATTACGCCTTGAAACATCGCGCCGAATATGGCAGGCGATATTTTGTGCCATTGGAAAAGAAGGCAGTCCAAAAGTATGAGGCGCATATTCTGGTCAAAATCCGGGGATGGCAGGATGCGGTCAAACAGTTTGCCGTTGATATAGCGAAACTGTTTTAGCTCCTCGGAAAGCCCCTTGCGCGCCGCTCTTTCCGCCTCGTCCATGTTCAGGGTTTGGAAAAGTCTTGATATGCGGTCGGAGAGGTCGGAGCCGTCCACGTTGGATTTTTGGACGTAGTTGTAAAGGTTGCCTTTGGGGAAAATGCTTGTGTCGTTGGCGAAAAGGCAGAAAAGAAGGCGCACAAGATAGACCTGTAGATCATGCCCACCGTAGCCGGAGGCTTTCAGCGCGTCGTGGAGTTTCGCCATTTTCTCGGCGGCCTTCACGTTGTCCTCGATTTTGACATCCTGCACCCGCTCGGTTTCGTAGCCGGCTATTTCGGAAAAGTGTTTTATGTAGTTGCGGAGTTCCTTTGTCTTGAACGTGAGAAGCTCGTTGGTGGAACGGCGGGAAAGCCGGATGTTCTCGAAGTCGGAAACAAGCCAGAGGTCGGGTACGTCCTCGGCCGGTAGGCTGTACATATACTCGGTAAGCTGATCCATTGCCTTGTCCAGCTTCTCGCCCTTGGTCTTCATTTCGATGGCGATTTTGCCTTTCCAAAGGTAATCAATCCATTTGGTTTGGCCTTCTATTTTGGTTCTTTCCTGAAAGGTGCCGACAGTGCGGACATCGGCCACGCCGAAGACTTTTAGAAGAGACTCAATGAAGCCCTGATCCTGTTGTTTCTCGCTGGTCGCGTCCTTCCAGCGGTTGGAGAATGCTATGGCTTTTGAGTGTATGTCATCCCAAGACAGGTTCAATCTTCAACTTCCTTTTTGGCGTGTTCTGGCTTATGTAAGTGTATTATATCACAGCCTATGGTAACAGGCCCAACATCATCAACTTAAGGGAAAGGTAGCCTGAAAGGCCCCAATTCCGACATAATGGGAAAGGGGGGCCAATGAGCATATCGAAAGTCTGTCAACGAATCAAGGAACTGTTCGACGAAATCCGCGGGAAGGGGATAAAAAGCGCCGCGCGGAACAAGGACGACCACACCAGCTGGACGCGGGAGCGAAGCATGCCGCTGCATGATATACTGACCTGCACGCTGGGCAAGAAGGGCCTGAGCGGGGTGATGGAGGTAAGG